GAGAGTTGATATTGATATTCCTGATGAATTAAAACATCTGGATAACGATATCACAATCAAATCATTATTTTTATTAAGTGGTATGTTAGAAACTGGAAGCAGAAAATGTATTATTTATTGCTGTTCTATTGAAGAATGCGAGACATTCAATAAGATTTTTTCGGAAATATCAAGAGAATATCATGGAATCGAATGTTGGACAAATAGCATTACTGCGAATACTAATGTTAGAAAACGTGAAGAAATTCTGAATGATTTTCAGAACAATAATGCTAAGATTAGTATTTTAAGTAGTGTTAGGATTCTTAATGAAGGTGTGAACATTGTCAAATGTGACAGTGTTTTTATTACAAAAGTTAATGATAATGAAATCGTCGCTGTTCAAAGAATGTGCAGAGCTAACAGGAAGGATAGAGAAAATCCAAATAAGATGGCAAATTGCTTTGTTTGGGCTGATGACTTGAACAAGACTGTTGAAATGTTACAATATTTGAAAACGAACGATGAAACTCGATTTTTTAGTAGAATTAAAGCAAGATGTGGAAATTACGAAAGAAAAGGTGAACCAACAGAAATCAATAAAGATATTGATTATACGAAGACTTTGCGAGATTATATATCAGTTAGAAGCCTAAGTTTTGAAGATGTATGGAGGATGCGATTGGAAGAAGTTGGTATTTATATTGATGAAAATGATAAAAGACCATCTACACATGATAAAGATAAGAATGTCAGTAAATTGGGAAGATGGATTGTAAAACAGCAACATAATTATCGAAAACAGATAATGAAAAATCATGAGATTCGTCAATTATGGGTGCAATTTGTTGAGAAATATGAAAAATATTTTTTAAGTAATGAAGACAAATGGAAGATTATATTACAAGAAGTTTCTATATATATTGATGAAAATAAAAAAAGACCATCAAATGTTGATAAAGATGATAATATAAGGAAATTCGCAAAATGGATTAGTATTAATCAAGTAAGATATTTTGGTCACGACAGAATTATGAAGGTTTCAGAAATCCGATTATTATGGAAAAATTTTATGGAAAAATATTCAAAATATTTTACTAGATGTGAAGAAAAGTGGAAAGTCATATTACAAGAATTAAGTAAATACATTGATGATAATAATAAAAGACCATCACAAAATGAAAAAGATAAAAAAATAAAGAGTTTGGCTAATTGGATACAGACACAACAAACTTGTTATTTAAAAAAAATAAAAATTATGCAAAATAATGAAATTAAGATTTTATGGGAAAGATTCTTGAAAAAATATGAAAAACATTTTATTAGTAATGAACAAAATTGGAAAGACATATTATATCAAGTTTATCAATATATTGATGAAAATAATAAAAGACCATCTTTATCTGATGTTAATGAAAATATTAGGAAACTGTGTATTTGGATTAATCATCAACAAAATAATTATTCCAGAAAAAAAGGAAATATGAAAAATCTAGAAATTTGTCAATTATGGGAACAATTTATTACAAAATATGAAAAATATTTTCTAAGTAATGAACAATATTGGAAGATAACATTACAAGAAGTTTCAAAATATATTGATGAAAATGATAAAAGACCAGCAGTTAGTAATCCAAATCAAAATATTAAAAAAATGGGTTATTGGATATCAGATCAAAAAATTAATTATCAGAATCAGGAAGGAATTATGAAAGAACCAGAAATTCGCTTATTATGGGAAGAATTCACAGAAAAATATTCTAAGTATTTCAAATAATATTTTAAAAGTGCTTTGCGTTAAACGGTTTAAAAATAGTTCAACTCGGCGCAGGCGCCTCGAAGAGGTGCGTTTACAAACATTTGCATCGCAAATGCGGGTCTGACCGAAGGTCATGAAATGTTAAAAGGTGTAAAAAGTAATAAGTGAATAATTGTGCGTTAAATCGTAAAAATACTTAAAAAAATATTGATTCATTAAATATAATGAATCAAATAGAAATTGCAGAATTAAATGGGATGGTTTATATTTTGAATGAACCATCAGAATTAGGAACTTTCGTTATCAACACTGAAAATTGGGTTCAACCACAAAATGATAATGAAATTATAAAAGTTACATCGCATATCGCAAGTGTAGCAACCAATACTTTATTGAAATCCCAACAAATGGGAAAAGAGAAATTTAATGTCATCGTTTATTTGGAAAAATTTAAAGTTGGTCATTTGAATTACAAATTCATAAAATATATGACGGATATATTGAAGCAATTATTTCCAGAAAGATTGAATCAGGCGACTTTGATTGATCCTCCGAGATTTTTTATATCAGGGTTTGACATAATAAAGAAATTTTTGGATAAACCTACACGAAGAAAAGTTAGGATGATTTCAACAAAAGATAATAAAGAAGTTTACTTTGATGAACTTGAAGATTAAAAATATTATTTCAAAAAAAATCTATTAATGGCCTATGTACAGAAAACTTAAAAGTTTTCTCTAAATCGGCCATATTAATGGCCTATGTACCAAGTCTGGTTAGGATTGAGTGAACTTGAACATGCAGATAATTTCAATCTTTGTACATTTCCATTATTTGTCCCCGGAGCAACCGACAAGATATTCAGATTAAAACTATTATTTGAATTATTCGCATTTCTTGAATAATCCTCGATGGTCACACATTGTCCAGAATTCATCAACGATGATAATTGCATATTCTTTCCCCAATTAAATTGTTGTGAATTATTCATACTACAATCATCACTGTAGATATCACCTAATTGATTTGTGGTAAGGCATTTTTCAGTATATTTATTTTTAACGGAAACAGAACCGTTTGAATTACTAACCAAAAACCAATACTGAATTGGTGAAAAATGCTTGTCATCTAAATAAACTATCGATGCCTCCTTAGTACCAAATGTGGGCGTCGCCACTTGTTTATTCGCCATACAAATCATTGGTCCTGCTGCTGTAAAAAAACCTCCTGGGGGACCAGATGGTCCTTGAGGACCTGCCGGACCTTGTGGACCAATTTTGGTGGAAGCAACTGATGTATCACTGTTTGATAAAATTTCTTCGAAAAGTTTTTTGTTTTCCTGATTATCACGTTGCATTTTTGTTTTGAGACTTGAATATTTCCCAATTAATAGGGTGATGGCAATACTGAAAGCGATTATAAATAAAATAAAAAATATGTAAAAAACCTCCATCTAATCATATTATAGAAAAAAAAACAGGTTTAAAAAAATTGAATTTTTTTAAAGTAAAACCACTTAATATACAAATGCCGAAGGAAAAATCTATTCAAAAGGCGACCTCCAAAAGCAAACCCAGCGAAGTAGAAAATATACTAAGTTGCCTGCTAACAGAGGTTAAACAGATGAAAATTAAAGAACCCACATCTACCAAACCAGTTGGTGTAAAAACTATAAAACCAGTTGCCGGCAGTGCACCAATACCAGAATTAGAATTAGATGAAGTTACTTTTCCTTACGAACTGGAGGATCTCCCTGATTACACCAATAATGATGACCACGAAGATATCCTATCAAAATTTGTTCACGACCCAAAAAATGAATATTCTGATGTCGTACGTTACCACGAATTACTTCAGAAATGTCTAGCATTCGTCACAAAAAGTTCAACCCTTAAAATGGACGAAAAACAAAGAAATCTATTCAATCGACTCGTGAACAAACTATACGAAAAAATGATAATTTACCTACACAATATTGAACTAAATTCAGTTCATCCAATTTACGAAGATGCCGATGAAAAAATTAAAGAATTAATACTGAAAACTAAAAGATCTCTTCAAAGAGTTTTCGACTCTTCATATGCTATGAGAAAAAGATTCAGCTATAGAAAAACCGAGCTTATCCCATTACTTAATAATGCCATAAGACTATTCGAAACAATCGTGGAAATTATTTCAAATTGTCAGGAAGAACCATCGGAAATAACCGAAAATAATAATATTAGTGAAATAGTATCAAATTGATAAACAAAAATGAGTCGCGTTTCTTTACTTCTGGGCCCTAGCCACTACATGACTCACAAACTTCATAACTCTGCATCACCTTCTCCTTCAACCTCGGATCAACCGTAAACTGTTGCGCCTGAACTCTCGGACGACTTCTTATATAATATGAACCCGTCTTCAATCCCCTCTTCCATCCATATATCAACGCACTTCCCAAAGTACTCACTTTCGGCTCCTCAAAAAACAAATTCAACGACTGCGTCTGACAAACAAAAGGTGTCCTATCTGCCGATAAATCAATTAAAGTCTTCTGCTTAATCTCCCAAACAGTCTTATATAATTCTCGCATTTTTTCCGGCAAAAATGTTAAATTTGCAATGCTTCCATTTTCCGCAATAATCAAATCCTTCAACTCCCTATTCCATACACCATCTCTAACCAAATCCCTCACCAAATACTTATTCAAAACCACAAAATCACCCGCCAAAGTTCTTCTCGTATAAATATTGCTCGTTATTGGTTCAAAACATTCATTATTTCCTAAAATCTGACTCGTCGATGCCGTCGGCATTAATGCTACTAATAAACTATTCCTCACACCAAACCTCATAATGTCCCTCCTTAACTCTTCCCATTTCTCTCTCCCCATAAATAATTCCTCCACCCCATACTTTTCCCACTGAAATTCACCCCGCGATAAAGGACTTCCCTCAAAAAATGCATACGCACCCCTAAACCTTTCCAAACCCAATTCCCTCGGCGTAAAATTATATCCACCAATCTCGTACTTAATCTTATCCCTCTCCTCCTCCACTAATTCCTCATGAATATGCGTATCATTTAAAATACTCTCTCGTTCCTCTGCAATCTTACAAGAAGCCCTCAAACAATAATACTGGATTGCCTCAAATACTCTTTTGTTCACAATCTTTGCCTCCTCACTCTCAAACGGAATTCGCAATTTAAACAACATATCAGCCATTCCCTGAACACCGATGCCCAAAGGTCTCAATCTAAAATTACTTCTCGCAGTCTCCGGAACTGGATAATAATTCAAATCAATCACTTTATTCAAATTCCTCACCAACACCTCACATATCTCCTCCAACTTCCCATAATTTATCTCCGGCTCCAAATACTTCACCAAATCCGTATATCCACCAATATGTTTATCCCCAATAAATATCTGAGGAACTGATTTAATGCCAGTTTTACTCACAATTCGACAACTATTTCCATCGCATTCCACGGATTTCAAATTCTTATTGAAATTATTATAAAATTCTTTTCTCTCATTATCATCATCCAACAAAATCTTCTCACAATCTTTCGGTAATAATTCCATTGCTTTGTCACAATAAGGACATCCAGTTTTCGAATATATCTTGACAGGCCCATCTATCTTCTTCTCATCCACCAATTCACCTAATGAAATACTTGCTAAACAACAACAAGCATATTCATTCGCATCTGAATATTCAACTATTTCTGCGCATTGACCGGTTAAAATACGATTAAATACACCAAAATGTCTTTTTTCTTCATTGAAACAAAAGGTATCGGCATTTTTATATTTTGGAAAGATACTTTTTACTTTAATATACTCACATTCCTGCTTGGATATTTCATCATTCAAAATAATTCTTTGCATCATTAGGCCTAATTCCTGAAGTTTTTTAATATAGTATCTTGAAATGGTTAAACAAAATATTGTATCACTTCCTTTTATTCTGCAGTCGCATCCTAATGTGTTCAAAAGTTTTTTAATATTTTTCAAAAATGCAATTGCTCCTGAAGTTATACGCAAGGAATCTTTCAAAACTTTTGCATTTCCATCAAATAATCCGGCGAGCCAGTTAAGGCGAATTTCTTTGGTAAAATAGATGGGTACGGTGTGTAATTCTTGAACATCCCATATTTCAATTTCTGAAATAGTTTTCTTATAAATGGCATTTTTATAATCTCTTCTTATTTGTATCATCTCCATTTGCTCATCGGATAATCCAATAATTCCATTGCATTTTTCTGGATTTTTAACCAGATTTTTACTAAATTTCTCATACTTTTCATAAAATTTATGATGACGACAATAATTGGTTCCTTCTATTTTTTTCAAAGAACATTGTTTAACGTTATTAAATACACCACAAGAATAAAGTCCATTAAAATATGGAAATGTAAATTTATTATTCTCAAATTCTAAAATGGGGAAATCAAATTTTTGCAATTTCATATTTTTCTGTAATTCATGAGCACGAATTTCTTTGATTTTTGATCCATCTTTTACATAAAATTTATGATATGGTGTACATATTAATTCTTCACCGTTGTTAAATTCAATCTTCTGCATTTCTTGATTTTCCCCAGTTTTATTTACTAAAACTTCTGAAAATTCAAAACCATTCCAAATCTCGACTGTTTTGTTCTCCAATTTAAAAATTTGTTCAAAACCATTTTTTGTTAAAACTTCCGTCATTCCATCAACACATAAATTGCTGCTTTTAATTGTTCCAATATTAGACTGATTACTCATTTCATTAATACGATCTTTGAATAGAATATATGGGGTACCGGTTTCAATTTGAGAACTCATAATTTTTTTCCATAATTTACCGATATCAACTACTTCTTTTCCTTTTCCTTCTCTCTCATAATTCTCATATAATTCATCAAATTCCTTACCATATGCATCACTTAATCCCGGACAAGCATCGGGATCAAATAAAGTCCATTTAACGGATTCATCTGGATTTTTAGTGGCATATTCAACTCTTCGCATAAAAATATCGGGAATCATTAATGCGGTAAATAAATCCCTGGTTCTCATTTCATCCGATCCATTATTCTTTCTTAAATCTAAAAAGTCCATTATGTCCGGATGATAAGGTTCTAAATAAATGGCAATTGATCCATTCCTTTTACCAGAATTATGCACAATTCCTAAATTCGCAACAACATAACTAGGAATATCATTTACTGTCAAATCATAAACTGGCCCTTCGTAATCAATTTCCTTTATTTCTTCAATTTTTGTCCAAATGACTCTGCCGAAGATAATATAATTATAGTTCTGGGATTTAAATTCGATTTTTAGAAGGTCTTTTACAATATCAATTTTTGGTATTTTAATGATATATGTATCCCTGTACTCAATTTCATCTTCATCTTTTCCATCTAATTTATATCCATCTGTTAAAATACCTAAACAAAGAAAAAGATATCTTAAATCATATGCTAAATCATGATAGAATGAATGTAAAATTATATCTTTCTCATTGAGTAAATTAATTGTACAAAACCCTCGAATAATATTTTTAATGTTTTCTTTGCTGATATTCATAAATTTTCGCGGAATTCTCTTTATTCCATTCTCATTATAAATATCATCGTATGTTATTTCACTGCTCTTCCATTTTAAAATTTCATTCATATAACTGAATTCAATATTCTTCTCATAAAAATAAGAAACGACAGTATCAACTACACTTTCCTTAATCCCATAAACTATTTTTTCTGTTCCATTTACAGAACCACCAGCTAATAATATTCCATAAATGTAAAAAAACTGACTTGATCCCTCAGTACTGAAAACATCCGGTATCGGAAATCCAACAAAATCACCCTCTTTCAATTGATCTGCATATTTAAATGTTGTAACGCTATTACTTACTGTAAATATCTTATGTTCTTTTGTTACAGAAACTGCATCCATTGCATTTTCTATTTTAATTTTTAAAATCTTTTTTTGAACATGATTTTTATGCACATCACTAACTTTTTTAAATTCACCAGTTACAGTTATAACTTCATCACCTGGAATAATACTCTGAATTTCCTTGAATCCATTTCTTGTAAAAATAATCGTTTCTGGTGTGAAACATTGATTCACATATTTTGCCGTTTCATTATATACCCTTAACATTGGTACAATTCCCTGTCCATGACCATTAGAACTTCTTATATATGCATTTCTTCCACGAATATTATTTACATGAACTCCAATGCCTCCTGCCCATTTGCTTATTTTAGCACAATCTGAAATATTTTTATAAATTCCATCAATGCTATCTTCAGTTCCTAAAAGAAAACAACTTAACAATTGCGGTCTTGGTGTTCCACTATGAAATAAAGTTGGAGTTGCATGACTAAAATATTTCTGACTTAACATACGATAACTACGAAATGCATTTTCTAAGTCAGTTCCATGTAATCCTAGACTTACTCTCATCATCATATACTGTGGTCTTTCAATAATACGATTTCCAATCTTTAATAAATACCCCTTCTGTAATGTCTTAAACCCAAAATAATCTAATAAATAATCTTTCTCATTATCAATCTGCATATCAATTAAATCACCATTATCTTCCACAATTTTCTTCAATTCATCGCTTACCAAAGGAGGATTGTTTGAAAATAATTCGCGCATTGATTCGGAAAATTTTTTAGGAGTTGTTTTATGATTATTACTTATTACTATTCTGGTCGCCAAAATTCCATAATCAGGATGTTCAGTCATCAAGCTAGTACAAATTTGTCCAGTTAATTCATCGAGTTCCGCTGTGGAAACTCCATTATAAATTTGAGAACAAACCCTCTGAGCAACTAAAGTTGGATTTACACTCAGATTATGACTTTTAAATTTAATTCTACGTTGTACTTTGTCGAAATGGACTTCTTCTTTCTGTCCATTACGCTTAATTACATAAATTTCTGAATTTTTGCTTTCTAAATTATTTTGCATATTTATAAAAAATAAAATAAAAATGGTTTTAAATTGAGGGCAGTGGATATCCATAGGAACAACCACTATTTATGTCAAAAATAATTTCTAATGCAGGATCATTGATAACACTTCTATGTTTTCTTAACAATTCTCTATCTGTTGCCATTGTTAATAAGACTTCAAAATCGTTTAAAAGGCAAAATTTTGTATTTTTGTCCAAATATTTACGAGTAAATATGCTGATTAGACTTAGTAAAACATAGATATTTCTGCATGCTTGTAGAAGGATACTAAAAAAGGATGGCATATAATTTTGTCTGTATGGAGTTTCTCCTAGAAGACAAGATGCGTGAATAGCTAATGCCATGTCGATTTGTATAGGTTGAATATCAATTCCGCTTCTTTTTATGGCCGACACTAAGTCAATCCATTCTATTTTAAGAGCTTTAAAAACTGGGTGAGACATTTTATCAATTTCTGGTAAAATTAATTGTGTCCAAAAATCAAAAAATCTCGGAACTTTTCTCCTCACTATATCCATAACCGGTGAACCTTCTTCCACCATTGAATCAATAAATAACTTACTAACCAATTGAATATTCCAAACAATTAATGAGTCAACAACAATATTATTGTTTGTGTAGGATATCAACTTGGCAAATTCAGGAAATTCCATTTCTTTTTTCTTGAAATAGGATGAAGGATTTTTCATAAATTTATTCTCCTCTTCTTTTTGCAGTTTCTCAATTTCATCTTTGTGATCCTGCATTATTTTACAAAATTCTTTTTCTGTTAAAATAACATTATCCTCTTTCTTCTTCCCATTTTTCTTTTTCATTTCTAATTCAGGTTCTTTAATCACTTCTGTCTGAGTTTCCTTCACTGAAAATTCAATCATTTTTGGTACTGTTTTTTTTACAACATTCCTCCAATCATTTCTAAATTCAGTCTGAGTTTCAACCTCAACAGTTACTTTCTCAACTTGTTTCTCAACCACAATTTTCTCAACAATAACTTCTTTTACAACTTCTTTTGGTTTTTGAGATACAGCTTCAATTAATTTAATCTTCATATCCTCAATTTCCTTCGAAAAATTATATATCATCCTTTTTGTTTCTTTACGCATTTTCACATAGTCCCTTCTCACAACGTCATAATTATTTTTCATAAAAGACACTAAATAAGGATCTATTTGAACTGGTAAATAAAAATCAAAGAAAATAGCTCGAATAACCGGGTCTTGTGATGATTCTTTAAAAGAATTTATCGAGTTAGACCGGAGATAATTTAATATGTTATTCATAAGAATATTTAAAAAGTTGAATTCATTGGTATTTTTTTCGATTTCAAAAATGATTTCCTGCATCGAATAAATAAAATGACTTAATAAAAAAGTTGGTTTAGTGAAATTGTAAAGATAAATTGGATGTTTTGGCGATGACATAAAATAAATATTCTTACATTTTGTTACAAAAATCTGAAACCATATTTCCCCTTTTGTTTGATATTCCTTCAATACAATTGATTTAGGAGGTTCTTTTTGGTTAGTTAATGTAATATTATTAATAACGAATGTATCCATTTTTTAGTAATCTAACAAATAACATAAATATACTTCAATTTTTTTTCTATTAAAAGTTTAAATATGAATCTAATTTTTATAATTTCCTTCTTTTTTTTACTTATAATCCTCGCCGCATACCACTCCAAAAATATATTCCAAAATGAAAAATTCCAAATATACGACACTCCCTGTCTAAAAAATCTCGAAAAATCTTGTTACAATGACCCCCAAACCACCGCCAAATGCTGGCAAACCAAAGCATTCCCCTGTCCCAAAGACAACGGATCCTATCAACAATGCACCAATAATTATAAAAGAGATGTTAACATCGCTGACTGTTTAGAAAGATCCTATTATTATAGCTCGAAAGATGAAAGATTGAGCGAAATATGTGTCTATGGAAAAAACGACTCCAACGAACCAAAAGGAAAAAATATTGGAAAAATATATACATCAACGCCAAAACCCCTTAACTTAACCGGAAAAGTTTTTCCATTTGCGGTCCATCCTATACCAAATACAAGTACTCCAAGTATATTTCCAAGAGTCAATGTATGGAGAAATAAAGATTTACCAAATAATTTTCTTGTTTCTCTTTAATTTATTTTTAGAATAAATCCTAAAAATAAAATAACATAAAATATTATGAGCTTCCCCTGCCAATGTCCACCAAAAGTTGGAGAACCTTTTGATTATAAACCCTACCAATGCACTCCCCATACCATCTATATAAACTATCTTGTAGCTCAACTTCTTCTTCAAGCTCCCTACTATAATTACATCAAAACAGGTGTCAAACAAGCCCCATTTTTTAAAGATAAATACCAATATACCATTCCAATCTATACTTTCAAATATTATTCCATCGAACTTAACCATATCCTTCTCAAAACATATACCTACCAACAAATTTTCGACTTCTCTTTAATAGCCTTACAATACCCTTCCCTCGCTTTAGTTCCAAAAGAAATCAAAGACAATTGGGACGATACAGATAAAGAATTTTTTAACAGTATTATTATGCTTCCATTTGTAGAATCATTATATGTATCGATTGCAACTGCAAATGAATTTAGAGCAAAGGGAAAAAAATATACTTATATGGTCAATGTGCCTAAAAATTTAATACCTATTTATAGGAAGGAATATGAAGAAGGGCAAGTATTAACAAAATGTTATACGGGAGATGAGTTAATAACTATTGCAAGAAATGCAAGAATTTTTGTGAATGCTTATTTATTTAGAGGTCAATTTCTCAATTTCAATCCCGAAGGAAATTATTAAGAATCAGATTCATAATCTGTTTCCTCTTCCACCTCCGATTTATAATCAGTTTCCTCTGATTCTTCACCGCTTTCATACTCACTTTCATCTTCCTCACTCGAATAATCTGTTTCTTCTTCTGACATAAATATATAAATAAAAAGATTTACGTAAAATTAACGTGTTTAATTTATTTTATAAAATATGCAATTGAACTGGAAAGAAAGTTTACTTTTAGGTGTAAATACTGGAGTTATTGCTGTAAGCTCTCATATTTTTACATCACTCATTAATCCTGAAAATGCAAATAATTGGCTTCATGTTGGATTGGCCGGAGCATCTGGTTGCCTTCTTGGAGCATATTTATCACATAAAGGTTTTCCTAATTTTGCAATCTCAAATAAAAATTGATAGTTTATTTCACTAATCTTATCAGAATTATCCACTCGGGTCTATGTATGAATCACTGCAGAAAGTATTTGCATTGATTGTGGCCTGTAGGGTTCTATTGAACAATGGCACTAATTTAAATATAAAATCTAATTCCTGTGCTCAAAAAGAGATATGGGAAAAGATTGAATATGAGTGTCTTTGTATTCTCAAATCCAGGAAAAATGATCCCAGACTTTACCAATTCTTCGGAAAATGTAAAAACTGGAAAGAAATTTATTCCTGGTTTGATATCAATTCACCCTACATCAGTCCAATCAATTTGCGACTTAGATACATCGAATTTACTGAAGTTACAAACGCAGTTCTCTGCGATCAAACATTTCAGTCTTGGTTCAGTTTGATTTTTGAACCACCAAAACCCATCATCCTTGAAACTTCCATTCCGGAACAATGCAATTATCAAATAGTTGTATCCGAAGTAATCCAAATGGAACAAATTTCAATTGAATACATAGCTCCACAAATATCAACCACGATAATGGAAGTTATGCAAGAAGCAATCTTGATCGAACCTCTCGAAAGTCTCATCAAGTCTATCGAAAAAGTTAAATACTTATCGAGTAGGATGATAACTTACAATAAAAGTAAGTCAAGATTTCAAAATGTTCCTATGAGTATGAAGAAATATTATTTACTTCGACCTCCTAAGGATCCAACAAAAGTAGAAATGAAGAGAAGACCACGACATATTTGCCAGATAAGATTTCACCTTCACCGTTCTCGCCATTCCAACAATCCAAAAGATTCCAGCAACCGCTGCCGAAAATTTATAAAAAATCTTAAGGATCCAGGCGGCAAAAACCGGGATGAACAGAACAATCAACTACTTTTCTAAAAAAACAAATAAAGTGCGCACTTTTATTCTATTGCTATTTAAAATCCCTTGTGAAGTACAAGAAAAAAAAGTTCTAAGCATTTCTTACTAAAAAGAATATGCAAAAAAAAGTTCTAAGCATTTCTTACTAAAAAGAATATGCAAAAAAAAGTTCTAAGCATTTCTTACTAAAAAGAATATGCAAAAAAAGTTAGTTGGTTTTAGACCGTTACCACAAAACTCATAAATTTTATTCTTATATAAAATAATGAATTTCATTATTTTTCCACATCAACTTTTTGAAAATATAGACAAACTTAAAGATTTCAATAAAATTTATCTCATCGAACACCCAATCTTCTTCGGCTACCGAGATGTTATCATGGACTTCAATAAAAAAAAATTAATCCTACACACCGCCTCAATGTATTATTACCTAGATTATCTTAAAAAAAATCTTAAAGCCAAAATAATTTATAAATCCATTGAAGGAATTAAAAAACAAAATTATGATTTCTTCTCCGATCTCAAAATAAAAGGACCAACCTACTTTTACAACCCAGTCGATCACCTCCTATCCCAACAAATCCACAAATTCGCCAACAAAAATAATGTTCCAATCACCCAATGGGAAACCCCTAACTTTATTACCTCTGAAGAAGAACTCCTTTCTTACTATGAAACTGTCAAACATATGAAACGACCCTTCTTTCAAACCGGATTCTACAAATGGCAACGCGAACGTCTCCATATCCTTATGACCAAAAATGATAAACCCATCGGAGGTCATCTCACATACGATGAAGAAAACCGAAAACCTCTTCCCAAAAATATCTCCATCCCTCAAATCACTTCCCCTCCCTCAAATAAATACCTCAGCAAAGCCATCAAATTCACCAATAATGTTTTCCCAGATAATTGTGGAGAATCTAGCGACTTCTGGTGTCCTATTACATTCCATGAAGCTAAAAAATGGTTGGATCAATTTATTGAACAACGTTTAATCCATTTCGGAACCTATCAAGATGCTATCACAATCCGCCCAAATCCATTCCTCTTTCATTCCGGCATCAGCTCCTCTATCAATATTGGCATTTTGGATCCAATGTATGTAATAAATCGTATTATTGAATATGGTAAAGAACACAAAATTACTATAAATAATATTGAAGGATTTGTGAGACAGGTACTTGGATGGAGGGAATTTAGTCGTTTTACGTATTTATTGATTTATAAAGAAATGACTTCTCCAAACTATTTCAATGCCAATAAAAAAATAACGAAATCATTTTACACTGGAACAACTGGAATGTCAATTCTTGATCATACTATCAAAAAAGCATTCAAAAATGCATATTTGCATCATATCGAACGTCTGATGATAATGGGATGTCTAATGATGATGATCGGCATTGTACCTCAGAATGTTTACCAATGGTTTATGGAATTTTCTATTGATAGTTATGATTGGGTAATGATTAATAACGTATATAGTATGGCTTTATATAGTGATGGAGGTTTGACGACGACAAAGGCGTATGCTGCATCATCAAATTATACGATGGTAAGGACGAGTGATTTTCCGAAGGATGGTTATGAGAAGATATGGGATGCATTATATTGGAATTTTATAGGAGAACATTTGGAAAAAATGCGTAAAATGGGGCGTTTTGGCCCTATTCAGGCAAAGTTTTATGAGAGGAAATCCACGGAAGAAAAAGAAAATTATAAAAAAATTGCAACTGATTTTATCAAATCTCTCTAATTTATAATAAATAAATGTAAAATATTTATTTTGCCAGCACGGAGAATATCGTTTTCTTCTTCAAGTTTGTCATTTTGCTGAATTAAAATAATATTTCTTTTTTCAAATTTGCTCAAATACTCAATTTTTTCCAAATTTTCTTCTTTTTCTTTGGATAAAATCTTAATTTATCTCTTCAATTCACGTATTTCTTTCAAAAAATCAATATGCTCATGATATTTAATATTTGATTTATCCAAAATTTTGAATGTATGTCCATCGAAAATAAATGGAGGAATACTTTCCTTCTTATCATCAAATAAACGATTTTTGGGAGTCCCGAATACATTATTTGGAGTACCGAATACATTTGTTGGGGCTCCGAATAATGGTTTGTTCTCAACATTTTTCCATTCAACTCCGTAAGGTGTTATTTGAGGAACTAATTTTCCATTTCCTGCTAAATTTGGAACATCAAGTAAATTCACATCATTTTCACCTTTCCTCTCTTCCGTCATTTCTTTAATAATTTCTTATAACTTTGACAACTTTTTTAATCAATTTTTTCAATAATCTTGCAATTATTCAATAAAAAAGTAAAAAATAATGCAATAAAATGAATGCAAAATGAATAAATTACACTATCATCAAAAATAATAATACCTAAAAAAACACTATATATTGAATAACATATTTTATACCGAATACTATTATATCTACACCAAAGAGTTTGGACAGTAATATAGATAAGAAGGGAAAATATAAAAACATTATTAAGATCAAAAAAAGAAAGTAATTCTTTGAGGTAATATTTGTGAAAAGCATTTATGGTAAAAACATCACTAAAAATTTCAATAAATGCAATTTTCAAATTCTTATTTTGACAATCAATTACATATTTAACATAAGTGATATCATTTTTAAGAAATTTGTTGGACAAATTATTTAATAGTAAAGTTGCAATCAAAATACAAATTATGCCAAGTGATCTTTGAAATAATTTTACATCAGAATAATTATTTTTGTCATTATCAATTATAATGTACAATATTGTAAATAAAACCAATGTGACAAATAAAAAATTAAAAAGTAAAAATTCAGTGAACTTAAACATTTTTGGTTGGATTAAATGTTTAATAAAAAAAAAAAATTCAATTTTTATAGGGATAAAGAAGTTCTTTCATTCCAGAAGATTCGGCAGCGAATTCATAAGATAATGATTTGAATGCATCATATGCCTCTTTTGATGTCTCCTTAAAATTATATTTCATCCAAGTTATTGTTTCTTTGTCTTTTTTCGATAAAACATGATCGTTAAAATGGTGGATATGATAAATGAATTTCATAAAATAATCTTTTTCTCGCAATTTCATCTCAATTTCAACTCCATCAACATATTTCTCAAACACATAATGCACTCCTTTGTTACCTGGCTGTCTCACCTCCGTAAATCTATAACCATTTAACCCAAACAAATTCGAATATCTTACCAAAGTTTCTTCATCTAATTTATCAACTAAAACAGCGAAGTCAAGGTCAGAATCACCGATTAGGTTCGTACCGGCAGAGAAACTGCTGGCAGGAATGATATTTTTGTTTTGTAGGAATTCGGCAGCATCTTTTTTTGTTTTAGTTTGAATTTTTTTTAATTTTGCATCTTCTGCTTTTCTTCTTCTTAAATAATCACTCGCACCATCATCTCCTCCAACTTCTTCCAACAATTTCCGAAATTCTTGTGCCATCCCGCTTAAACGCTGTTGGCTGGTTAATTTGATTTTTTGTGAATGGAAATGGTTGTTAATTTTGGTAACATGATTTCCAAGTTTTTTCCAATTAATCATTTTAGTTCTTTCCATATTATAATTATAGAAAGTTTTACTATCATTTTCTTACTAATTTAGCCATATTTCCATAAAATATTTTTTATTCATATTTAATATGAATAACAATTTCTCTAACAAAAGTATTCCAAAAAATGCAGCAATTAATCCAAATGCAATTAATACAAATGCAAATAAACTCAATAAAACGATGGAATGGGATATTAACAACATAATTGTTGTTTTCGCAATGTTGTTGATAGCGTGTGGATTAATTCCATTAATTGTAAGAGTTGCAAAAACTCAATCGGCAAAAGATATATCGTATGCAACCCCAATTTTATTCATAATTGCATTCTTTCTTCTTTTGATAGTAAGTGCTCTTAAAAAAATATATGCAGCATTTTTCATCTTTTTGATCGGATTGATTGCATCGATTATTCTTTTAATCCAGAAATATATGCATGATAAAAACACCAATCACCACGAAAGTCGTGAGGATAGAGAAATCGATGATTATAATACAAAGTTTAAATTCCCAGATCCAAGTTTAGATGGAATACAAAATGCTAAATTCAAACCTAAGAAAAACTAAATCCAAATTTCTTCAGTGGTTTTACAACCTCTTCTTCCTCCACCAGTAGAGCAGGAGATTTTGGTGTAACCGGTTCACTACTAAAACCAAATTTCTTCGAAGACTTCTCCCCAACCAATTCATTTTGTTTCAAATTAAATGAAAACTTCTTCTCTGGTACTCCATCAGGCTCCTTACTCGAACTAAAACCAAATTTCTTTAACTTCCGAACTACCACCTCAGTCTCCTCCCCTGCTTCAGATGTCACTGTAAAACCGGCATATTCCGTCAATAAAGTGTCTTCCACCCCACTACTTCTCGGCTTTATCTGTCTCTCCGTCAACAAAGATTCATAACCATGCTTTTTGTAAAATTGCCACTGATCATAAAATAATTTTAATTGCTCCCGAGCCCATTGGAACCATTCTCTATCTCGAAAAACTGGCTTACAATGATATTCCGTTAATTTCCAGTAGGTTGCACCGATAAATTCCATTTTACGATTCTCTTTCATTATTTTTACCTGCCATTCGGTTAAGTCTTTCCCACGTAGGAATAACTCACTGTAAAAATATTTTAAATCTCCATCCTTCTTAAAATTCATAATAACACCACTCTCCATTCCATATGAATCTGTATGTGGTCTATCACCAGCACAATTAATATCATCCAAGTACGACTCCTCATCATCATATTCCGCGATCTTACATTCCAAAAAGTCGCATCTTTCTAAATCACATACTTCTAATTGACCCTGCATTTGAGCCCAATAATAATTAGTGGGTATTTTTTCAATAATTCTTCGAGGAGGACATTTAATTTCTAACATAACACCATCATCTGAAATTCCATCTGGGGATGCACCAAGAAAGAAATTTTCATCCATTGGATGCCGTAAACACCCAAAATCAATCACCTTCTTCCCCATCCGATATTCATATATCGCTCCAGCCACTGGCTCATATTTTGTTCCCCAAACAGTACGAACATTTCCCTTAAATTGCGAAGGTTCGTGACCACACTTCTGTAAAATAACTTCTTTTGGTGATCCAATATAACCAAGCACATTCCCCCAACTACTCGCTGTAATTAGATTTTCACGAAAGATATACCATTCTGGTGATCTCTGTTCCGGTAAAGTCTTATTTATTTCCAACAATTTTTCGAATTGCGACTTAATCTCATCTGGCTTCAAAATAATCCTTCTTAAAGACCTTATCACCTTCCAAATCTGATCCCGCAACTCTTTTTCATATAAAATCCTGAATTTTTCCATAATCTCCTGACTGACTGCCCTATAAAATTCAGTCTCATCTATTTTATGCGTATCCGGATCATAATCATTCAACAAAAAGTCTCTCTCACAAGATTTATTGAAATTATTTAAAATAATTTCATCATAATAGAATTTTAATAAACCCATTTTATACAATATCTATCCCAATTTCTTTAAATTAATTCAATTTTTTAACGCTTTTTTATATTTTCTTCAGAAATAACGTGTTTCTTAAAATTCAACACATAAATAGCACCATATTTTATTGTTGGTTTTTTAATCGATTTTCCTAAAATTCCTTCAACTAGTGTAAAAATAACGCTGCAGTGGGTGAAATAGAAGTGGCATATATCTTTTGAGGTTTTTTCGAGCATTTTTTTTATAACACCACCGTATTTTTTGGAGCGTTCGAATGAGTGACTGCGTTTTTCGCCTTTATCGGAATTCCAGCGATCTAAATTGGTGTCAAAAACAACTTCAGTTTTAATGTTTGGATGATGTTTTTTTAATTTACTGATTATTAATTCGGCAGTATCTCTGCATCTTGGATGTTCAGATGTGTGAAATACTAATTTTTCATATTTATCAGGATTAATATGCTTTCTTATTAATCCTATATTATAATTAGCTTGATCTTCGTACTTTTCCGCATCTAAATATTTAATTCCATCCCGACGCACAATGTGTCCATGTCTCAACACAAAAACCTTATTATCTCCCATATTATATTAAATATTTTTATTCATTTCATTTTCAAGTTCATAAAATCTCTGTATTGTTTTTGGATGATCTGGATGACAAATTTTTGTTATATAATTGTACCAAGCCCCTTGAATTCTTCTACTTGCTCTATTCCTCAAAAAATATTTCAACTTCAGACGTCTTCCATAAACGTATTCAATTATTCTTCCAATCTCCTCTATCCTTTGCAATTTATATTCAAATCCCTCCCTAGTAACATCCTTTAACCCAGGTGATCTTAGTATTCTTTCAAATTCCTTTTTCAATCTTAAAACTTCATCCATCACTTGATTCTTATGGTACTTTAAATCAACATCATCTATTCCTCTAAAATCCATCATTTCCTCAAATACATCCAATCCCACATAATCATATTCCATAAAATCCCTTATCTCCCCAAAATAATTATACCTCTCACTCGGAATCGTAAATTCCTGCATCACTCCAACAATTATTGGTAACAAATAAGAATATTTTAAAAATATTCCATTTTTACAATAGTATTTAATGATGTCACCTAATATAAAATTTCCCCGAAACACTTGACTTTTAAACATTACTATCATCATTCTTCTAAAATCATTTTTAGATATATTTTCAATAATTTTCTCAAAACTTACCCTCTCAATATCCCTAGGATGTCTATACTTTGCCTCCTCATTTACTTTAAACGGATATACGATATCTTCCATATAATCCGGTAAATGATCGATTAATATATCCAAAACAGCAGATATATATTGTGGTTTATCATTCAATTCAATCATTAATTCAAGAAAAT